TTAATTTGGGGTAATAGAACATTAAATAATAATAGTGGAATTACAGCAAGTTCATTATTAAATATTAGACAATTATGTGTTGACATTTTTAAGTCATTATATATCAATGCTAAGGGCTATATGTTTGAACAAAACACAGATAGATTATGGTTTAATTTCAAGGCAAACATTGAAAAGTTATTAGACAATATGAAAACAGGTGAAGGCATTGAAGGTTACAAGATTATAAGAGAAACAGGAGATAGAATTACAGTTAAAGCAACTATTAGAATTGTTCCTATTGGTGCAGTTGAAAAGTTTGACTTAACAGTTGAATTATCAGACACTCTTGAGGCTAGTGTAACATTAAGTGAGTAATGAAGGGAGATAGAAGAATATGGCAAGTAGAAACGTATCATTAGACCAATTAGGAACATATCATATTGCACAACACCCAGAATTATATACACCTTCAAGAAATAATAACTTTGTGTTTATGTTCACTTTCCCAACTGAAATGACTAGATTATTAAAGTCAGGTGTTGATTTAAAAACTGCTACAGAAGATGATTATATTCCAGTTGAAAAATTACAAGAAGTATTAATGTTATCAGTAAATGAAAGTGCAGTTCCTCATTATACTCAAAATGTAATTACAATGAAGCGTGGTAATGGTTCATATAAATTTGCAGGTGCAGTTGAATACCCAAGTGGTTCATTTAAATTTAATGATTTCATTGGTGCTGACACTAAGGCTTGTTTAATGGCAATTAGAAGATTATCATTTAACCAAGAGAATGAAACAATACCTACTGCAACAAGTAGTACTGAAAATAATTATAAAGCAGTTGGTGGTGTATTAATGGAATACTCACCAGACCATAGATTAATTAGATATTGGGATTATTATGGTGTTTGGATTAATGAATTAAGTGAAGGTGCTTTCTCTAGCGAAGATGATGGCAAGAGAGAAATCACAGCAACTATTCAATATGATAGAGCAATCGAACATTCAGCATAATATATAAATTGTATAATATCATAGAGAAGTGCGTAGGTAAGTTCCTATGATGCTACTCTATGATATTTTTGTTATATTGGGTTTTTATTGTTAATATGATAACTAACTCAACTTACAAATAAAAATAAAAAATAAAGGCATTTCTGTGCCGTACGAAAGGAAAATTAGTAGATATGAACGTAACAATTCAAGAAACATTTACTTTGCCGAGCAAAGGACAAATTTATTCTAAGCCAATTAACCCAGATATTACACTTAGAAGTATGACAACTATGGATGAATTAAAGAGATTATCTCCTAGTGATTTACCATATAAGAATATGTGTGATATGATTGATGATTGTATGATTGGGGAAAAAGAGATTTCAAGTTATGATATGTGTTTAGGTGATTACCAATTCTTATTACATAAGTTAAGAATAGTATCACACGGAACTGATTATAATATGTTAGTTCAATGTCCAAATTGCGGTAAGATTGAAGAAAAGGTTTTTAATATGGAAGAACTTGAAGTATTTGAATATGACAAGGAAACATATGATGAATTACTTTCAGTACATCTACCTGTTTCAGATAAAGACATTACATTAAAGTTCCAAACACCTAGAGATTTGGATAATATTGTTAAGAAAAAGAAAGAAATGTTAGCAAAGAATAAGTTAATGCTTGACCCAACACTAACCTTAACAGTAATGAGTGGTATCGACTTAGTAGATGGTAATAAGTTAAATTTTGTTCAACTAGAAGCATTTGTACAGAATTTACCAATGAAAGATACAAATTTAATATTAAATAGATTAGATGAAATTAATGTGAAAGTAGGCATAGATACAACAGTGTATAATCATTGTAGCCAATGTGGGTATGACTATTTGTCCACATTTCCCATCACAAAGGAATTTTTTAGACCCTCAACTAACTAATGATGGTCGATTATATGCTCCTTTGAGATATAAGAGAATATTACAAGATTGTTATGCTATCACAAGAAACACTAATATAGACTATAACTCAGTAATGGAAATGAGTATTACTGAAAGAGAATACATTATGAGTTTCTTAACTGAAGAGGCACAAGCAATCAAAAAGAACAATGAAGAATTACAAAGACAACTTGAACAACAAAGAAATTCAAGATACAAATAGTAAGACAGGAGATTAGGTTTATGGCAGATTATAATAACCCTTTTAACAATAAGAATAATCGTGGTGACTTTGCAAGAGTAGAACCTAATGACACTCAATCTAGTTTCTACAAAAAGCAACTAGATGAATACGATAAGTATAAAAAAGATTTAGACAAGAAGACTACAAAGGAAGTCAATGATTATAGATTAAAGTTATATATGGCTTCCGATGTTATATCTTGGAAGAAACAAGAAGAACTTGTTAAGAAATTTGTTAAATATAAGAAACAACAAGAAGAAGCCTTACAAAAACAATTGGCTAAATCAGCCCAACATATTGAGGATGAATTGGCTTTACAACGTAAAAAGATTAAAGAAGAAGAACAAGCCCAAGAGAGAGAATGGCTTGAGGGTAAATTAGAAAAGTATAAAGAAATATTTAAAGATGAAAATTCATCATTTAAAGAAAAAGCCAAAGCATTGATAAATATGGCTAAAACTCAAAAGGAACTCAATGACAGTGATACTAAAAAACAAGGTAGTTTAGATAAACTATTGGGTAAAGTAAATGCTATGGGTTCAGAAATGAACAGAGTATTTGAAAGTTACTCTAAGTATCAATCTACAATTAACACTAGATTACAAGGTACAACAAATACGTTTAGTGGTTTACAAGATACATTATTACGAGGTGTAGGTGCTACACCTTACTTAAAGACACAAATAATGTTAGATAATCTACAGAAGTTAGTTGAAAGTGGTATTGCATTTAATATTGAACAAAGAGCATTTCTAAGTTCAGTGAGTGATAAGATTGCTCAAACATTTGATGCATTTGATAGTAATTTAACAAGAATTATACGATTACAACAAGCAGACTCTACTGCAAGTAGATTAGGTATGGAAGCATACTTAACTAGATTCTTAAACAATATGTTCTCAGACACAAGTTACTTAAATGGTGCGTTTGATACAGTAACTGGCAGTTTAGTTGAAGCAACTTCTCAAATGACTACACAAATGGGTGTACAATTTGAATATATAGTTCAAAAATGGTTAGGTTCATTATCTAGTGTAGGTATGAGCGATACAAGTATAGGCAACATTGCTCAAGCAATGGGCTATTTAGCAACTGGTAACGTACAAGGGCTAGAAAGTTCTGGTATGCAAAACCTAATAGTTATGGCGGCTAGTAGAGCTGGTTTATCCTATGCAGATATGCTTACAAGAGGAATTAACTTAACTGAAACTAATAAGTTATTAGGTTCGATGGTTGAATACTTACAACAAATAGGTAGTTCAACAAATAAGGTAGTTAAAAACCAATATGCTTCGACATTTGGCGTATCTATTAGTGACTTAAGAGCTGCGGGTAATTTAAGTGGTGCAGATGTTAAAAATATTGGCTCTAATTTATTATCTTATGGTGGGTCATTAGGTGAGTTAAATACACAATTAAGTACAATAGGACAAAGACTAAGTATAGCAGAAAAGATTAACAACGTTATTAGTAATGCACAATTCTCATTATATTCAGGAATAGCAGATAACCCTGCTTTAATGGGTTTATGGAAAGTAACTGATATGATACAATCATATACAGGTGGTATCAATATCCCTGCTATCTTTGGTCTTGGTACAGGTGCTAATTTAAATACAACAGTTGAAAACTTAATGAAACTAGGTGTTATAGGTGTTGGTTCATTAGGTATGATAGGTGATGTAGTTACAGGATTAAGTAATACAAGAGATTTCTCTAAAGTATTTAGTAAACTTGGTGGTGATAACTTAGCTGTCACAGGTAGAGGTAAAGGTATTAATCTCCTATCAAGTGGTTGGAAAGAAAGTGAGTCAGGTTATATTGGTCAATCTAGTGGTAGTGCTTTTTATGAGCAAACAATGGCAAATTCAAATAAAGAAGTTCAAAACCAAATAACTCAAAACAAAACTGAAGAAGATGTTGATATGAGAAAAGATATAGCAGATGTACTATTAGCATTACATAATAATGTAGCAGATATTTTAAGTATTATGAGAACAGGTGTACCTACTATTGTTAATAATTATGGCTTATCTACTGATGGCACTAATATTTAAGGGGGTAAATAGATATGATTAAATTCAATTCAACCAATATCGTTGTTGGTGAAATTAAACAAATATTAAATTCTTTCAATTTACCTTCATATAAAGTATTAGTTGATGGTGAGCCTGTTTATATATTTTCAGGAATAAATTATATTTATAAAAATCAAATATTGATTAGTAAAGTTAATAAGCCATTCCCAAATGGTTTTATTTATAACATAGATGACTTTCTATATCAAGACACATATTATTATGGTCAAGACATTTTAAATATAACTCACAATTTAACTATTAAGAGTAGATTATATGACCATACTACTCACACTACTTTAGGCAATTATTTAAGATTTATAAGAGATTATCAAGGGCTAGATTTAATGTCAATGTATAATTGCTTTAATGGTCAATCAGGAAATAATATTGATATAACAGTAAAAACTAAAGGTATTGTATTTAATACAAGTGATGACTCATATAAGATATTTACTGTTCCTGTAAAATACTATAAAAAATATACATTCTTTATAGATTGTTCAACTAATTTTGAAGTAGTTGCTTGTTACTATTTAAATAACAACCAATTAAATAATTTAAGTATTGGTTCAACAGATACTACTCTTGAAGATTATTTATATAGTAATACATATATGAAAGTCGTAGGTGCTAGTTTTAATACACCTATTGTTTATGATAAATTAGAGAAATTATTATTTGATATAGATGAACAACCAGTTGCACAAGCATTTGCTCAAAAAGAACTAGAGTTGTCATTACTTATAAAGTTACCTAAGAATAATAATTCTTCTTTAGTTGTATTAGAAGGTGATTATTCAAAAGATAATACTCAAAGATATTTCCCTAATGATACGACATTTTCTTCACACACATCTTATATAACTAATAAAGACTTTTTAAGTGAATTTAATAGTTTTAATAGTTATAAACAATTAACATATATTAATGATGGTAATAGTTATCCTTTTGCAGATAGATTAATAGAATATCTAACTGAAAATGTAATAACACCATTAGATGAAATAGAATTAGATACTAAGAGAGTTGAAACTAATTTATTAAATAAAAAAGTAATAAATTCTTATACACCTTATTATGAATGGAATAACGAACTTAGAGCAAGAATATATTTAAGAGCAGTAAAAAATGGCTTATTAAATAACACTTTTGATATTTTAGGTTATGTTGATAGAGATGTTGAAGAAAAAGTTGTAGGCTTTGAAGATAATTCAAGTGATTGGGAGGTGTAATTTATGGCAAATAATAAACCCAATAGTCATATGATAAAAACAGGAAACTATGTCTATCTTTATCACTTAGATACATTAGTTAATTTACCTGTTTACCCTGAGAGTATTCAAGATAACATTCAATCTAATTTCCAACAAACTAACGCATTAGCAAGAACAGCCCCTGTATTTACATTTCAAAATTCTGGTCCACGTTCAATGGCATTTCAATTTACATTCCATAGAGATATGTTAAACGAGGCTAATACAGGTGGTTTAAGTAATGCTGAGTTATATGTAGGTGAAGATTATGTAGATTACATTATTAGAAATTTAGAGGCAATGGCATTGCCTACTTATAATCAAGGGTCAAAAGCAGTAGTTCCTCCACAAGTAGCAGTTAGAATAGGTGAAGGTGAAGATGTATTTATTAAAGGTGTAGTAGTTGGTGGTGTAACAGTTGGTCGTGCCTTACCAATATTAGCAAATGGAAAGTATGCCATAATAAGTGTCAGTTTCACAGTGTATGAAGTAGACCCATTTGATGCTAAAGCAGTAAGTCAATTAGGTAGTTTCAGAGGAATTACAAGTGCATTTAAAGATGGTCAAATAACACAGGAGGGTTAGTATATGGACGTATTAAAAGATAAACAAGTTAGGTCGTACCCTTCACTATCAAGATATAGTTCTATTCCATTTTATTGGAACACAAAAGATTTAAAGTATATTTATGGTTTAACAAAACAATTGGGTCAAGATACTGATTATGTAATACACAATGTAAAACCTAATGATACATTAGATTCAATAGCATTGTATTACTATGGTAGACCAGATTATTTTTGGATTGTAGCAGATTTTAATAGAATACAAGATGCCTTTATTGATTTACCAAGTAAATTTAAAACAATTAAAGTGCCTTCTATTTCATATATTTATTATGAGGATTAATTATGGCTAATTTATCATTATTAGGTGCAATGAATTTAGTTGAAACCCCTTACGTAAAAGTTACATTAGGCGATATGACTTTAGGGGTATTTTCTAAAACAAAAGTTGTTGAAGACACAATTAAATATGATATACAATATCCAAATTACATTCAAAATTTACAAGTAAAGAAAATAAATGGTAAAGTCAATCAATATACTTTAACTCTATCTTACCCAATAGCACAAGGTGATGACCCAAATTTCTTTGATAAAATATTTTCAAGTATAAGCAAAACTAGAACAATGATTTTAAGTTATGGTGATATGTCATTACCTTCTTATATTTATAAAGATGAACAGGCAATCATAACAAGTATTCAACATCAACCAAACGTACAATCTGCAGTTATTACTTATACTATAAATGCTGTAAGTAGTGCTTTCCTAAGTAATATAGGTGCTTATGATTTCCCAGAATATTATGATAAACCAAGTAATATAATTGAAGATATATTATACAACAGTTATTATGGTCTATTAGAAGTATTTACAGGAATGAGAGATAAAGAATTAGTTAAAACTCATTCACTTATTCCTCACGATGATGCTGTTGTTATCATTAATGCGAAAACAAATATAAGTCCATTAGAGTATATATCTTATTTAGTTAGTTGTATGAAACCAGTTGGTGTTATTGAAGATAACGTAAAACAAGGCTCAGTGTATGCTTTAAATATTATAGACACACCTACTCAAATATCAAACACAGACACTACTGGTAATTTTATATTTGATGGTTCATATTTTAAAATAGTTAGAAATGATAGATATAGTGATGCTTTTGATACCTATACTATTGATATAGGTTTCCCTAGTCAAAACATTGTTACTAATTTTAATATTGACCAAAACGAAAGTTATGCTTTATTATATGATTTTCAAGAAAAGATAAATCAATCTAAGTATGTTGAGTGGATTGGTGATGATGGTCAATTTTATAAAGTATATGCCCCTGTTGTATCTAGTAAAAACAATAATTACAAGACACAAGAAGATGATAAGACTTGGTGGACTAAAGTTACAGAATACCCTATAAAAGTAAATATTACAATTAAAGGGTTATTACGACCTGCAATATTAATGAGTTACGTTAGATTAAATACTTATTTTTGGGGTCAAAAATATAATGCTGGTTGTGGCTTATTCATAATAACTCAACAAGTAGATAACATAGGTTTGAATGGTTTTACAACTACATTATCATTAACTAGAGTAGGTGGCGATAAGGAATAACTTGTATAATAAAAAGAGAGGGGTAGGTGCATAAATTATGATTACTAAGGCACAGATACTACAACTACCAAAAGGTGCTTATACTGATAAAGATGGTAAGTTAGTAGTTGACAACAAATTTAAAATTTATATACCTATCTTTCGTAGAGCTGGTGAAAGTAAGGATTCTAAATTAAGTGCATCAATTATGTATGCAACTTTACTTTATACACCGGGAAGTGAAAATGGGTATAGGGTTGGTGATATAGTATATATTTCATTTGAAAATAATCAAATGGGAAACCCTATTATTTTAGGTAAATTATTTTTAAATACCACACAAGATGTACCAAATACAGCAAGTATCATTGGTGACAACTTAAACATTTCAGGAAAGGCTACTTTACCTAAAGATACTAAAATAGGTGAAGTTACTGGTAATGAAATAGAGAAATTATTTAGATTAGTTTCTAATAACACTAATTTAATTGATGGTAAAAGTGGTGAGTATACAGGTGGCACAGGAATTGATATTACTAATGATGTTATTAGTATTGACGATACTGTTGCTTTAAAGTCAGAGATACCTAGTAAAACCTCAGACTTAGATAACGATTCAGGGTTTATTGATAACAGTGTTGATGACTTAGTAAATTATACTTTGACAAGTAATCTATCAAATGTAGCAACAAGTGGTGACTATGATGATTTATTAAATAAACCAACGATACCTCAAGTTAGTGCAAACCCATCAACAACCACACAAACATTAACAGGTTTAACATTAGATGGCATTAATTATGTAGTGCCTAGTGGCAGTAGTGGAACATTGTTATATGAACATAATATATTTATAAGTGAAAGTAATGTAGCAACTAGCACAGATACAATAACATTTAGAGTATTAAGTAATAGCCCAACCCCTATGATAGAAAGCGAAGTAGCAGATTTGTTATATACTAGAGGCAATAATGAAATTGAGACTTGTATTACTGCTTCCGGTAGGGTAAGCGATGATAGTTTTGAATATGTGACATCCATAGATATTGATTGGAGTGAACACGATGCTGAATTAAGTTATGGCTATTGTGATTCAATAATTATAGGAGTATATGGAACTAATGCTTCAGAATTAATGTTTGTAGTAATTGATTTATCGGAAGGTGCTCAAAATAAAGTATATAGTATAACATATAGTGGAGATAATTGGCACGATACAGTAGTTAGATTATTATAAGGAGAGTTAGTAAATGAAAGCAATAGGATTTCCAAAAATGTTTAGTACCACAACTTCATCTAATGTAATAACAGATAAAAAAGCAACACTAAATAATATTAAGTTGCTTTTAGGTTCTGAGAAAACCACTTTATTTGGTGACCCGTATTACGGAATTAAATTAAAGTATTATATGTTTGAGCAAAATGGTAAAATCTTAAAAGATATAGTTATTGATGAAATATACACACAAATAAAAACATTTATACCACAAGTAAATATTAATAGAAAAGATATTGACCTTGTTCAAGATAAAACAAGTATAATTGCAAATATAAGAGTAACTTATTTAAGTGATTATACACAAGAAAATTATAGTCTAGTATTATTTAAGGAGGACTAATTGAATGATTACAAATGAAGAATTACAAATAAGTAATAAATCATATATAGATAAAGACTTTCAAACGATTTACCCAGAGTTAATTGAAATCTTTAAGAAATTAACTAACATAGTAAATCCTGAGGCTATGAATGAAAGTGACCCTTTAATTGTCTTGCTTAAATTACTAGCCTTTATAGGTGATAAGTGCAACTACAATATAGATAAGAATATTCTTGAAGCATTTTTACCAAGTGCTACACAAGAAACATCAGTACGACAAATATTAGAGATGATGGGATACAATAAGAAATATTATCAATCAGCATCAACTCTTATTTCTATATTATATCAAGGTGACGTTTCAACAAGTCATTATGTATACTTAGCACCTTTTGAAACAATGTTTACTGATGAAAACAATTCAATTACTTATACTCTATTAGAGGAAGTAAATATTTTTGATAGTAATACTACTTACCCAGCATTAGTAACTGAGGGTACACCTAAAGACTTAACAATTAATGGTAACACAACTATTCAATTAAGCAATTTAGATGATAACCTAAGATTATATTTCCCTGAGACAATGATTGCTCAAAATAGAATTTATGTTAAGAATGTAGAAAGTGATGATTGGAACACAAGTGGAACAAGTGAAGATGGTTGGTCAAGAGTAGATAACTTAAACTTATATTCTCCAAAATCAAAGAAGTTTAAATTTGGTTTCGATAGTAATAAAAATTTACCTTATATTCAATTCCCAGATGATATTATTGAATTAATTGGTAGTGGCTTAAACGTTAAATATTTTATAACAATTGGTGCAGGTGGTAATATTTCTAGAGGTAAATTAACTGTACTAAGTAGCCCTTCTCAAGATAGTTTGTATTATTATACTAATAATGCTCCAACTGAAGAGAATGTAGTATTAGTAGATGAGTTGAACAATCAAAATTTATTAAGAATATTTAATTATTATGCATCAACAAATGGTGCAAACCCAGAAACAATTGATGAAGCATATAATAATTATAAAAAGACAGTAGGAACATTTGAAACTCTAGTTACACCTAGAGACTTTGCAAATTGGTTATATAGTTTTATAGATAGTGAGTCATCTTACCCATTAGTAAGCAATATTCAAGTAAGCGATAGAAGAATTGATACAACATTCTATCAACCTATTGTAACTTACAATGAATATGGTACTACAACTGATTATGTATATGTTCACGGAAAAGATATTAGTGATAATACATTACCTACTGTTGATACTATAACACCATTTGATTTGGTATTATACCCATTAAAACAAGTTAATACCTATAGTATTTATGATAAGAATGGTAATATTCAAGCAACAAATTATGACGCTTCATTTACACCAAGTGATGCTTATGTTAAACTTCAATTAATTAGTGAAGTTAGAGAAACACAATCAGTTGACCATACATATGTACAAGTTTATGCAACTGAACCATATCTATATAAGAATTACTATAAGTTAAACATTAAAGTATCAACTATAGATAAGGTAAATGATGTTGAAAGAAGAACAATTATTAATAATATTAAACAAGCATTATTTGATAATTTCAATTCAAGAAAATTAGATTATGGGTATGAAATTCCTATTGATGCCTTATATAGTGTAATTTTAAATTCAGACACTAGAATTAAAAATGTATCTCTAGATGACCCTGAAATCACTACAAAGTTTATGTTGGGTGATGGTACTGAACACACTTTAAGTGAATCTAGTTATAGTGGTTACATTGATATGATTGCAAGAAATGTACTTGCAGGTAGAATAAATTTATATAATTATGTAGACACTTTTGAATTTGATGAAACAATGCAAGACCCTGTTTTAATCAATAATGTAGAAACATTAGAACCTACCTTAGACATTACAGCACCAACTGATTACTTATTAGGGGCTAATCAAATTGTTCAATTATTTAGTGATAGTTTCTCGACAAGTCAAACAGCAACTGTAGGTGTAAATTTCTATTGGATTGGTAATAACTTAGTTGCAAATGAACCACATAAAATTGGTGAAAGTGACCCTAGTGAAGTACTATACTTATCATACACAAATTCAGATGGTTTATTAAGAACATATAAATATACAGCAGATACTATTTACATATTAAATGAGTCAGGTGTAATTATTTCTCAAAAATTAGGTACTACATTAATTTCACCTAATTTTGAAATGGTTGCTACAGGAAATACAGGAACAATTAATGTAAATTCAGATATGGTTAATGACCCTAAATTTGATAGTTTAAGTTCAAATGAAGAAATAGGTTTCTTAAAGAAGAATGAAAAGGTATTCAATAAAGATACATATTATTTCTATTGGAAATTAAATAATACAAATAATGTTCTATTTGCACAAAGTACTGATGAATATAGAATATTAGGTGAGGATGAATACTTTATGTACACTGACTCATCTAAATCAAGTGTTGAAATATTTAGTAGTGGAACTAAGATTAGTAGAGATGGTTTAAGTACTTTGACAAATATGTCTTGTAATGCTGTAGATACAAGCGAATTAGTTGATGGTGATTTATCAACTTATGCTGGAATTGATTGGAAACAATTAAATTTTAACAATAGTAATAACACATTAACAATTAAGCAACAAAAGATTTTAACTTTAACTGCGGGAGATAAAATTACTTTTAATCAAAATATAGGTGATGATTTATATACATTTGAAGAGGGTGATAGGTTCACATATCAAATTGTAGGTGAAGATTCAGTACCTGTTGATTATAATGCCTTATATGAATATAACATTAGAACTAGACTTGATGTAGTAAGTGGTCCAAATATTTCACAAACATTAAAAACAGGTGAACAAATTGCATATACTGGCTCAACAAGTGGTACATTAACTGATGGTGACACCTTTATTACAAATTACCCTATTCAACGTTCAGGTAATGGTGTAATTGATACTAAATTAAGTGGTGATACATTTAATGTTATAAAATATGATGAAGTTGCTAGACCAGAAACAACATATGGTATTATGCAATCTCAAGGTAAACAATACAAAATTGAACTTAAAGACATTAGTGGTTCTGCATCTATAATTTTCAATGTACCAATTCTTTCTGGTAAAGATACTACATTTATGATTTATTTCAATAAAAAACAAAATGATGATGCAGTTGACTATATTAATGATGGTACAACTATTTCATTAGTTAATGGTGTTAATATGGTTACTCCAACAGATAGTTCAGTAGAATTAGACATAACTTCATCAGTAGGTACAGATAGTTATATCATTATAGATGAAATCAAGATAACTGATGGATTAAATAAGGTATTTAATTTAAATGATTTAGGTATTTCAGAAAGTAGTGTTACAAGTGCTATTGACAATTTAAAGGGCAATGAGGTTGGTTTCTATTCAACTTATTCAATACCTTATTCAAAGATAATTGATGTTGATGATTTCTATAGTTCAAATGTTATGTGGGATAAAAATAATGTTTTGAATAAATTTACATTAGCACAAATAGATTTTGAAAATAGTAATATAGATGTACTAAAGTCTTCTCGTAAATAAAGGAGGTGTATATAATGATTAAAGTTCAAAAATATACACCTCGTGTGTATTATAATAACTCAAGAGATTTTCAAGCATTAGGTAGAATTTGTGAAGTACTATATAATTACATATTAATGAATGTAGATATTATGAAAGGTTTACCCTTATCAGATAATATAGACCAATCATTGATGGATTTAGTATTGTTGACAATAGGTTTTGATAAACACCACAATTATACAAATGTAGATTTAGTTAAACTAGCAGAAATCTTTAAGTCAATGATGAGAGTTAAAGGTACAGAAACTTCTATAAGAGAAATAGTTTATCTATTACTTAGAAGTCAAAGTATTGAAGATGAAGATTTCATTTTAGATATTCATTCATTGACTGGTGGCTTTAGAAATGAGGATTGGAAGCCAAGTGAAAATAAAGTTGATACCTTTTCAATAGATTTATATGTATCTAATAAATTAAAAGACATAATTCTAATTGAAGATGTGTTTGATTACATATTACCTGCTGGTTTTATTTACCACATATACCAATCTACTGCTTTTGGTAATATGTATGAGACAGTTAGAAAAACTGATAGTTATGTATTGAATATGGGTGTTGGTACAAACACAAGTAGACAATTTGGACAAATTTTTGATTCACAATTTATAAACGACAATAACCCAATTGTCAATACACCAGAAATAAGTAGAACATTCACAACTAGAGTTGTAAGTAGTGATGATGTCAATAGTAACCAAGAATTTGACCCTATAATTGAACCTGAAAGTGAGGAGGAATAATTATGGCTAAGAAAAAAGAAAATAAAAAAGAAAGCCAAAATACCACACCTGAGATTAATATAAGTGGTAGTGAGAAGTATGTTGGTAATGTAAAAATAAGAGTGGTTAGAAATGGTCACATTTTAGATGACATAACTAAACACAATGAAGGTAATTACCCACTATTTAGTTTTCTTGTTGCTTGTTTAAATTCAACATTTGATATAAATGGTGTTCCTAATTATATAGGTTTATTGTATAACAAAGAAGGGTCAACCCCTAAGTTACTACATAGTGTAAGTATTCCTAAATCTTCAAGATTTGTTTCTAAAAAGCGTATAGAAAATACTAGCACTGAAGTACCACAAGTAAATTATCAATTTACTATACCAGCATCTTACTTATTTACTTCAAG